CTTTTGGGTAAGGGAAACGTCAGACATTCGATCCTCTGAATGGTTGCCTAAAGGGAACCTTTGGGCTTACGGAAAGCGCGCTACGCCGACGTTCGTCGAACTCACGGGGATGACGACGGTGACGTCGACAGGTCCCACGATTCGAGCGGAGTAGTCATGCGCGGCATCGAGGTCGGCCAAACGGACATTGAGGTTTCCGTTGGGGGACTGGATGTAGATCGCAGCGCCACCGAAGACCGGCAGCGAGACACCGGCGTCGGTGTAGAGGAAGAAGTTGTAGATGGAGTTGGCGGGCACCGAGACATTGACGGTGCGCGCCGTCTGCGCGGGCGCAGAGACGACAGTTGCGGCCATTGGGGTTCCTTACGGCAGGACTTTGCGGATTTCGAGGTAGGAGATCGTCACGAAGTTGGAACCTGCGGTTCCCGCGTTGACGTTCGCCTGGATGCGGTTGTTGAACGAGCCGGCCGCGTTCGTGGTCACCTGGATAACGAAGGTGCCGGACGTGGTGAACGACGCGGTCTGACCGAGGTGGGCGTTGGTGTCGCCGTACAGTTGCCAGCGGAACGAACCGCTCGCGCCGACCGTCTGCGTCCAGGTGATCTCGTAGGTGACGTTGTCTTCGGTATCGAGCGTGTGGACCAGCGATCCAGCGTCGGTGCCGTTGAAGTGCAGGCCGGTGCCGTCCTGGACAGCGATGCCGGCCAGGCCGCCCGTCCACGATCCGTCGGTGATCGACGGCGCGATGTTCGGTCCGCGGTTCGCAGGTGCCAGCAACGCCGCCGGCATGGGATCGTCGATTGCCTCGGCAATCCGCCCAGCGATGCGCCGGGCGATGCTTGGCATCTTCATCAGTAGTGCCCCAGGTGTTCCGCTACGACGTCTGCGGGATCGGGAAGATCCGGGAGGGAACCCTTTAGGTCATCCCGGAGCTTCTGTCCGCGACCCGGCGAGTCGACGCCGTTGTCCTTCAGGAACTTCGCGACCTGTGCGAGGAGCGCAGGAGGGACTTCCTGCGGCTCCAGCTTTCCGGTCTCGGGGTTGTGGTACTCGGTGTACCGCTTGACCTGCCCCATCAGCGTCGCCGCTTGGAGCGCGTGCAGTTCATCGAGCATGTCCGAGGACGCGCGCCGTTCATTTGCCATCGCGTGCTACCTCGTGGTTGAGTCGCTCGTTCAACACGGCGACGTTGCGGTTGGTTTCGTCGAGCTTGGCCGACAGTTCGTGCATCTCGGCGCGGTCCTGCTCCAATGCGACGATGCGTTGGTCCTGGACGGCGTTGGCGGAAGCGGAATGGATGATTGCCGTCCCGCCTCCGATCGTTGCCGCCGCAGCGACGGACAGCCCGAGCTTCACGACCAGACTCGCCAGGGTCACGTCAGAGGTCTTCATCAGGGCGTCCAGGTCGTGTTGACGAGGTTGTTCTTGACGAACGTGTTGGTGTTGCCGGTGTTGGTGATGCCCGACGTGTTGAACACGTTGTTGTCGAGGACCAGGCACTTGTCCGAGCCGGTGACGCTGATGGTCTCGGCCTGGTTGCCGTTGACGCTCACCGCCGCCGCGCTCGCCACGACGATCGAGGTCTGACCCGAGCCCGTGTTGACGACGCGGTTGCCGTTGACGAGCGCGCCGCCACCACCGAACAGCGTGATGCCAGGACCAGAAGCGGTCGTGTCGATCACGTTCCCGGAGATGACACCGGAGCCGCAGTAGTTGACCTTGATGCCGGCGCCCGACTTCGCCTGGTTGCCGAGGCGGATCACGTTGCCGGTGATCGAGTAGTTGCGGACTTGCTCCGTCAGCGCGGAGTTGCCGAACAGGTAGATCGCATGGCCGTCTCCCGCCGCCGCGCCGGTGTAGCTCGTGGCACCGCATTGGAAGATTTCGTTGTTCGCGATCGTCAGGCCGCCTGCCAACGTGGTCGCATCGCCCCGCGCGCGGATCGCGTGGAGGCCCTGGTAGAACACGTTGTTCGAGATGACCGACGCTTCCCAGTTCTCGGCGCGGACGCCGCAGAAGTAGGGCTGCGTGAACATATTGCCGATGACCATGATCGACGTGTGCGTCAGGCCCGAGACCGACGTGTGAGAGCCGACGCCGGAGCCGCAGAGCTTGAACGTGTTGCCGATGATGCGGATGTTCGAGCACGTCGTGTTGTCGTACGGACCCACGCCCCAGTACGCGGAGCCGAAGGCGCCGTCGATCTGGATGGCTTCCATCGTGTCGTCGAGCTGCTCCGCGCCGCCCTCGAAGGTGCAGCCTTCGACAAGGACGTTGGCGCAGGCGTTGAACTCGATGTGGTGGTTCGCCGCCGAGCCCTTCGAGTAGACGTGGTGGATGCGAATCCGCTGCGAATGGACGAAGCCCATCGGCTGCGCGGGGCCGGCGTACGTCGGGTAGTTCGCGTCCCAGGTGCCGCCGTAGATGCGGATGTTCTCGTTCGCGGTGTAGCCGCCGACGGAACCATTCGAGTCGTTGGACAGCATCACGGCGATCGACGCCGAGCCGCGCTTGACGGTGGCGCCGTGCGCGATGATCGTGGTGTTGCTGGCGATGCGGAGCGCGGTGCCCGTGCCGTAGCGCACAGTGGCGAGACGGTAGGTCTTGCCGCGGGTCAGCAGCAGGGTCTTGCCGGCGGACGCAACGAGCGCCAGGTCCATTGCCACGCTGTCGTCGGTCGTGCCGTCGCCGACTGCGCCGAAGTGCTCGGGACGGACAACGCGCCGGAGTTCGTCGCGGACGTTCTGCGTGACCGCGGTGCCGTCCGGTTGCGCCCAGGCCACCAGATAGGCGCCCTTGGTTCCGAGATTGGATGCCAGGTCGCCGCGGATGTATTGATCGGCGCCGGTGATGCCGGCCTGCTCGATCATGTCGTGGATCTCGTCCACGTCGACGATCTCGACGTCGTGACGGTCTTCGACTTCCTGGATGCGATAGAGGGCCTGGAGGCTATCGGCCTGGAGGTCCTCTTCAGTGAGAGTTGCGCCGGCCGTGTAGGTGGTGACCGGGGCAGTTGGGGATGCACGGTAGATCAGGATCGAGGCGCCGACCGCGGCTGGAAGCCGGATCGCTGCGCTCGTTTCCCAGGTGTACGCCGACGTGGGCACGTCAGATCCGTTGACCTGGACCTTGACGTGCGACTTGTCGAGGTACGCGAACGGCACGGCATACAGACCATTCGAGGTCGTCGCCGTGTAGGGGACGCGGGTCGTCATTTCAGTTGGGGGCCTTCAGTAAAGGGAAGGCCCCCGAAGGGGCCTTTAGTTCTGCGGGTGGTCGTTGAACAACCAATCGAGGTGCTGCGGGTCGGGATCGCTGTCCGCGGGCGGGAGGTTCGCGTTGATCGCTGCGAACGGCAGATCGGCGCCGATGACGTTTCCGTACGGAGCCAGCCGTCGCCACGCCTTCAGGTCCTTCTGGTCGAACTGCTTGTCCCCGCGGGTGATCGCTTGTGCCGTGCCGGCGACTGCGGTCATGAAGTTGCGGCCGAGCGAGTACGTCGGGTTGCCTGTGACCAGGTCCGAGCCGAGCCCGCTGTTGCGGACGTCGAACGAGCGAGTGCCCGTGGTTTCGTATTGCACGGTGTCCCACAGGCCAGGCAGCAGCGAGGCGTAGGTCGAGTTGGCGATCGACGCAGCGGCGAGCCGGTGCAGGCCCAGGTTGCGATCCTTGTACTTCTGGATCTCTTCCGGGGATTCACCGCCGGCTTCCTTCAGCCCGATCGCGACCATGTGGCGAGCCTGGTAGGCCATCGCCGCGAGCGCCATCGAGACCACGAGCCGGGTGCCCTCCTCCGCGTCCGCGTGTGCGATTCCGTAGAGGAGCTGCTTCGAGTACGACACGAGCGCGAAGCGCCGGAACTGCGTCAGGATCTTTCCCCAGTTGGAGTGCATCCAGACAGTCGTGTCGCCGAGATCCTCTTCCTGCACCATGCGGCGAGCCTCACGGCTGACGGCATGGAGCATTGCTTCGCGCGCGTCGACGTCAGTCCACGCACCGTAGTTGAGGATCTTCACCTTGCCGCCAAAGTCACCATCGGCCCACTCGGTGTGAGCCTTCAGTTGCTTCGCGATGCGGCCCTTCATGGCGTCCGTGAGCCCGAGCTGCAACGCCCGGTGCTCCGCGATGCGCCCGCCTTCGAGCACGTCCTTGATTAGCCGCTGCACGATCACACGACCGACGAGCCGTTGCGAGAACGACGTCATCCAGCCGAGACCGGAGGCCATCTGCACGCCGCGGCCGGCGACCCGGAGGCCGTGTTCGAGATGCCCGAGGGCACCTTCGAGGCCGTCCTGGTCGAGCGGATCGAACGCGGAGAAGACCTGGTTGTTGTGCAGGTCCGTGCCGAGTCCTACCCACTCCTCCTGCTCGCGGTAGAAGTCGATGTCGATCTTCCCGTCGGGGGTGCGCTTGGCCGTGCCAAACACTTCGGGGAAGTAGTGCATCGTTTCGCGGATGTAGCCCGATTGCAGCAGTCCGGCGAGATCAGGGAACTGTGCCCAGCCGGACTGGCCCATCGTGGTCGTGAAGTTCCAGTCGCGCGCCGCGCGCCCGAGACGGGTGAGCGTGGTCGCCTTCTGGATCGGCTGGCCGGTGACGAGTTGGTAGGCCACTTCCGCGGTGTCGCGGACGCGCTCCAGCTCCTTCAGGTCACCCTCCAATGCCGCTTCGACTGCCTCGATGCGGTCCTCGAAGTCCCCGCGGGACTTGATGCCGATCTTCGCCAGGCCGATGTGACCGGCCATCGTGCGGTTGTAGCGTCCGAACAGGTGCTCGACGTTGTTCTCGAAGACGTCCTGGAGGGACACCTCGATGTCGTCGTTGCGTCCGGCCTTGATTGCCTCCTGGTCCTTGAAGCGCATCCGATGGGTTTCGTCGAACTGGACGCGGTGCTTGGCGTTGCGGAAGGAACCTTCCTGTTGCCGATCGCGCGCCGCGTTCAACGCCGCCATCTGGTCGACGACGAAGTCACGCTCGTCGCGTCCCAGGCCGGCGTCTTCGAGGAAGCGCCGCAGGAACCCGACGTCATCCCAACGCATCCCCTGGAGGAGCCCGATGTCGGACCCCACGCGCAGTTCCTTCATGCGCTTCAGGTACGCCTTGGCGATCGACGCCGCGACCTTCTCGGGGATCTCGGGACGCGCGACTTGGATCGAGCGGGAGATCAGCGTCCGCATGTTCTCGGAGCCGATCCGGTGCTCGATCTCGTACAGCTTGTCGAAGTCGAACACGCGCGGGAGGTAGTGCGGGTTCGGGTCCAGCTCCTCGAAGCCTTTGACGCCGGCTTCCTGGGCCTGCTTGCGGAAGTCCTCGAAGATCGAGGTGATCTTCTTCGCCGCCGCAGCGACCGCGGGGTCAGCATCAGCCGCCTCTTGGCGGATCTGCCGGCCGACGGCCTGCATGAACACCTCGCGCGGGCCGCGCTGCTGGCGACCGACCAGGCCAACGCCGGTGCGTTCCGCCCAGTCCGTGTACGCGGGGGTGACCGCGGAGTAGAACTTGGCGGCCATGCGTTGCCGGAGGATCTGTGCGATCTCCGAAGCGCCAGCCGAGGTAGGCGAACCGTCACGGGTGCCGATCGAGTTGCCTACGATCGGGCCCAGGTTGTCGCGGACGACGGGGTTGTCGGACCCGCGGAGCACCATGCCGATCGTGGCGAAGGGACCGCGGCGCATCATCATGGCGTTCGCGATCCGACCGCGGAGGCCCTGGCCGCCCATCTGCCCGACGTGCGGGAGACCGGACTCGGTCTCGGTGTCGATGTGGGGATGGACGCCTTCGTAGAAGCCGGTGAAGCGCGCGCCGGACAGCGTGTCCTTGCCGAACAGATCCGCAGCTTCCGCCGCGGTGCTCCGATCGAGCGCCTGCACGCCTTCCTGGCGCATCTTCTCCAGCCCCGCGATCTGGCCTTCCAGATCCGCGCGACGGCGCGCGACGGCGTCCGTGGCGGTCTTCAGGTTCCCGCGGGCGTACGACAGCATCGCTTCGGACTGCTGCGCCAGGCGTTGCTCGCGCGTGGCGAAGGTGGTGCGGGTGGGCTCGTCCAGGATCGCCATCGGATCGCCGGAGCGGATCGCAGAGCGCGCCTCGTCGGCGGCCTTGACTTGCCCGGCGGTGCGCGAGACGTGGTCGGCGTGGAGCTTCTCGGCGGCTTGCAGGCGGCTGGAGGCTTTCGCCATCTCCGCCAGGGTGGCCTTCGAGGTGTCGCCCTTCTCGATCCGATCCCGCAGGACTTCGACCCGATCGCGCGCCTTGTCGGCGCGGCTGGCG